TTGTCTCACAAATAATTGTTACTGCACCGCCGCCGCTTGGCGGGATTGCGCCACGTCCGCCACTCCCTGCATAGTAATAGTAATAATGATTATCGCCATTAGTCCCTCTATTTTCTGCGAGTGCGTCCTGCCCGTTTTGTGCCGTCATTCCATCCGTTGCCGACGCTAATATTTGCCCATTTATGGTTACTTTACCTTTTGCAATTATAACCACCGCACCGGGCGCAACGGTTTCCTTAAAATTTTGCGTATAGCTTGAAGCGTCAGAAGGGGTTTCAATCATATTCAGATAACCGTAATGATTTCCTGAACCACTTACTTCTCTTCTAATTACAGAAACAAACCTATCTTTGTGCGTTTTATATGTTGGCACACCGCCGCCGTTTATATTCTCAGCTATGCTTTCAGCCGCAGTTAATGCGGGAAGTCCCTCATAGCTTGAATTAGTATACTTTGTAGTGTCCTTCAGCCCGCCTGATACGCTTACATCTCCACCAGCTCCACTTGTTGTTCCAGTAGGGCTATAGCCTCCCTTTGCCAGTAAAAACTCCTGACTGCCGACATTTATCGTCGGTGCAAGCTGCAAATCTTCTGTGAACGTCTTTCGTTTTCCTCTCACATCAATAACACCGTTTATTGTCACATCCCCTTGTGACAGGATATAAAGCCCGTCACACTTATCAGGCGGAGTAAGTGTTACTCCTTCGGGTATCGTCATTGACTTTGTATGAAGGACATACCGATTAAATCCGTCCTGTGACGGCCAAACTAAATCCGAGCCGACTATCAAATCCCCATAAGTGCCCTTACCGTAAGGCGTAACCATGCCGTCAAGCCTATTATTAAGGCCGTCTATGCCGTTGTTTACTCCCCCTAAAGCTAAAAGGGCGGCGTTAGCCTTAGATGTCAAGGTTCCGCTGTTATAGGTTCCCCCAGTATCTCCTGTTTCGCCTATTCTGTCTCGTACTGCTTCCAATGTGTCTTGGCTTGCTATTCTTGCTAATTCGTCTCCTGTCATGCTTACGCCTCCTTTACGCACAAAATTCCGTCTGTACCCACCTCGAAATAACCCTTTTTATCACTTCCGGCTATAGGTATCAGCTTTGCTTCTTCTATCCCGGCCTTTACCGCCTTTGGTGTTGCTGCAAGGCTTTCGCTGTCGCTGTCTATGCCGCTGTACAGCTTTGTGTGGCCGTACTCTGTTGTGCTGGCCGCCCCATATTCCGTAGTTGACGAGGCGTGGTTCTTGTCGGCCTTGCCGTTCTCCAGATTTGTTACTCTCTGCAACAGCTCATCAGGAACCCCTACCCCGGCTATGGCCTCGTCTATTTTATCCATGTTTTCATTTATTACCGTTATATCTGCAAACTCCTCATATCCCGGCTTTATGAGGCTATAGTTTTTCGTCTGTTCAGCCATTTATAAAACCTCCTCCTTTACGTCCTTCCATGTCCTGTTTTTCAGGTCTCCCCATGTCAAGACTTTTACCTGTCCCCATGTATTGTATCTCAGCCTTACATCCAGTATCAGGTTAGCCGGTATCATTCGCTTTACTGACTGCTCTGCCTCGTCAAAAAGCTTCTTTACAGTAAGCTCCAAAAGGATTACAAGCCTGTATTCCTCGTTATACAGCGTCATGGCGTAGGCACCCTTGCCGCACATGGTATCCAGTACCCTTTCAAGCGCCCTCCATGTATAGGGCAAATCCTCATTTATTCTTGCCTTTATCCTGAAACGCCTGACCTGCAGGGTATCGGTATCCCTTGGCCTTATATCCAGTATCTTTTCCCAGCGTTTACAGCCGTTATCCGTCAGGGTTTCTATGAACTGGTCAAGGAACACGCTGTCCGCCGCTGTCCAGAGCATAGTTAATTCCGGGTTTTCAGCCTCAGTTATACCGACTATCTCCCTGTAATGCTTGACTGCCTCGGGCTGATATACGCTTATATCAACTTCCTTAAGCATTTACAGTCCCCCTTTTTGCTATGCTGTCAGCCCCAAGGGCAAGATTGCTTTCAGCTCCGTTTAGGGCTGTGCCGCCTATGTCAACTACACCCTCTGCATCAAGCAGCCGGCTTTCTATCTGGCTTATCCTTACTATCAGTCCTCCGCTGTTCTCCCATGAGGCATTAAGCTCATTAAAGTAAGCGTCAATGGCTTCCTCTATATAAGTCTTAACATCCTCATAGCCATCGGCATAGGTTATATTTGTCGTTATATTTATCGTTGTCTCCGTTACTCCCTGAACTGTTACTATATGCCCTATAGGCGCTATACCAAGGCCCTCACCTTTGTTTAGTACAGGGTCTATGGCTGTCTGCGTCTGTGCTATGAGCTCCGATGACGGGGCTTTAAACTCCGAATTGATTATCACCAGCCTTACGGTTCCGCCTCCGTTCCAAACAGGATATACCTTTACGCCGCCTATACCCTCTATAGCCTTTACCTTCTTTTTATAATCCTGTATGTTCCCGCCAAAGGCCTGTGAGTTAAGGCTGTCAAAGTATCTTTTTCTAAAATCCTCCGTTGGCTCCTCGTTCTCGCCGGGTATCAATATCTCTATAAGCTCTGCCCTAGTAAGCCCTTTTATGTAGTCCACGGGAATAAGCGCGCCTGTATAGCCGTTTGGCTCATCTCCCGCTGTCTCGCAGTTCATCCTGTATATATGATTTTCCTCATCTATTATCTCTGACACTATCCAGTTATAGGCGTCTATACTAAACTTAGCGCCTATTGGGACAGATACGTCAAACTCACCCTTTCCCACCGCGTATGTAGCCCTGTAAGGCTCAATGCCTCTTTCTGCCGCCCTCATTATAAGGTACTGTCTGCTTGCCGTATCCGCAAATGTCTCGTTAAGAGTTAAATCCAGGTCCATATACAGCTGCGCCAGCTCGACAGCCGCTGGCGCCAGAGCGTCATAGATAATGCTGCCCTCCCTCTTATCCATTGATGAAGGTATTTTATTCAGCATTCTTTGCAGTATATACTCATATGTCATGTCCTCAAACACTTATTGTCACCTCGCTTTCGGCTTCTATATCTCCAAATATAGTGTGTGCAGTAAAGGTTGCGGCCACCTTATGCCTTTTAGACGTATCAAAGACAAAGCTGTCTACACTGTTTATCCTGTCGTCCTGAATTAAAGCCTCAGTTATACGCCTTTCAAGCTCTCCTGTTACAGCCTTCGCAGGCTGGCCAAATAAATCCTCAAGCTCAATTCCATAGTTCCATGAATAGATAAGATATTTATACCTTTCGGTATTAAGTATCTTGTATATAACCTGCTTCATGGCTTCCTGCTTATCGCACATGCCATTAACCGTTTCCCTATCCAAGTTCATCTTATAATTTAAGCTTGGCT